CATCCATCTACCACACATCCTGCAATAAACTCTATCGTTTTCGTAATCTACTACTTTAGGTGCTTTCTTTTCTTGCTTATCCATTTAAAAGATTCACTCCTTTATTACCTATTTGTAAGTTAGTAATATGTTTATCTTTTAATGTGTTATATTCAGCTATAAATTCTTTTTTATTCCACTTTTGCTCATCCTGTGTTGATGTACATATTCTATAGAAACCAATGTACTTAACTATTTGTGCAGTGTAAGGGTTTAAACTTTCTAGTGCTTCTTTTTCTCTATATGATCCATATTTTCTAACTGCATTAATAACTTTTAACCACTCATCGTTTGCATCTGGAACATCTATTTGTTTAGCAAGTTTTTCTTTAATAGTTGCAACACTTGGGAAATATTGACTTGTATATCTAATATCATTAATAACTTTGTTAAATTCTTCTTTTGTAGTGTTCTTAAAATCTTGATACCAAATTTCAACCATTGCTTCTAAATCAGTTGCACTGAAATCTTTTAATGCTCCTGGATAAGTCATTTTTAAAAGTGTAATGGTATCAACTATATCTTTTTTAGTTATCATATTTATCTCTAACTCCTTTCATAATCTCCATAAAACTTTTTTGTTTACTCTTAATAGGCATATTTAAGTAGTTTTCAAAGTTAGTAGGTCTAAACAATGTAGAAGGTCTTAAATATGGTGTCATATCCTTTTCTCCAGGTTGATTCCATAAGTAGCTCATCTTCTCAACCACTAACATTAAATCTTCTTCAGTGTACCCATCTTTTAATCTACCTTTGATAAACTTTAATGTGCTTTCACTTGTAGGAGAATACTTTGTATTGTTTAGTTCATTAAGTTTGTCTATAACTCTCTTACAAATTTCTTTTTCTTTATATATTTCTTTTATACTTGTATTATTAATATTACTTGTATTATTCTCTTTGTCTTTTTGGCAATACCCCCCATTGTCTTTTGGCAATACGTATTGACATTTGTCAGTACCTATAATTCGTATAATTCGTTTTTTTATTTCTTTTCCATTTGTTTCATATTCAACTTCTATATATTTTTTATTTTTTAATTGTGTTATCCATTTACTTATTGCAGAAGCATCAACTTCATATAATCTAGCAAAATAATTATTGGATGCAGTACATACTCCATACTTACTAGATAAAGCTGTTATTTCTCCATACATAAGTTTTGCACTTGCTCTTAGATCGGCATCATATCTAACATTGGCAGGTATTACTGCATAGTAGTTTGGTTTTTCTTCCATCTTATAACCACTCTTTAATTAAATGAATTCCAGTTTCAACTAAACCAATAGCAATAAACTCCATAAAGAAACCGAAGTATGACATTTGATAAAATAAACCACTGAATAATGGGATAATTGCATAACATATTAAATCGTGTATTAATAAACCTGCTCCTAATAATGTAGATAAAACTACTAAAACTCTAAACCAGTCTATTTTGTATGTACTTTTCTTTTTCTTTAAATTCTTTTTCATAATTGTTATTCTCCTTTCAATTTGATATAATTAAGTTGAGAACTTTGATACGGGGTTCTCTTTTTTTGTTTTAACCATCTAAACTTTCTTTGACAGTTATTGCAAAAAAATATCTTCAAACTTACACTCTAGAACTTCAAGTAATTTTACTATCTCTTGAAAACTAAAATGTGCCGTACCATTTTCTTTGTGATTATAGGTTGCTGGTGCAATTCCTATCATTTTTGCTAGTTGAGTTTGAGTTAAACCCTTCTCAACTCTTTTTGCTTTTAACTTTAGTAGCATAACTATCATCCTTTCTATCAAAACTTCCTTTGACATCTTAAATTTACCACTAATAAATTATTGTGTCAATACTTTTTTTGACATTATTGTAAAAATATTTTATTTTATGCTATAATGTACACAAGAGGTGTAAATATGGGTAATTTCCAGAAAGAATATGGAGAAAGTGCTTTAATTGATTCTTATTTAAACCAGGCAATTGCAGAAGTTTTAAAAGAATTAAGAGAAGAAAGAAATTGGTCTTATAGTGAACTTGCTAATAAAATGAAAAATGTCATTAGTCGACAAACTTTAAATAATTATGAATTAGGAAAAACTAAATTAAGGATGAATATGTTTTGTGAACTTGCTAAAGCATATAATTTAGAACCTAAAGATTTATACCAAATGATTAATGTTAGATATATTAGCAAATTATCTCAATATATGGAGCAATTAAAAAAAGACAATTAAATTGAAATGGGGGTTCGATTATGTCAATAAAAAAGAAACAACTAAAATCTGGAATTAAATATTGCTTTACTTTAAGATATACTGATATATTTGGAAATACTAAACAATATACATCCAAAGGTTATGATACAAAAAAGGAAGCAACTGAAGAAGAAGCAAAGTTTAGAATTAAAGTAGCTGAAAACAAAGTAAATAGTTCTAATTTAACTTTTAATCAAATATTTACTGAATATATAGAATATCGTAGTAAAGATATGAAAGTTCAGTCTTTAAATAAGCTAAAGAACTTATATAAGATATTTGAACCTATAGGAGATGTTAAGATAAACAATTACAACTTAACTCAACATAAACAATTTTTGTTATACATAGAAAGTAAGAAATATTCAGTAGAATACAATAACAAGATCATAGGTTTATTAAAAAGGTTGATTAAATATTCAAGTAAATACTATAATACAAGTGAACATATATTAAACTACATAGAGAACTTTAAAAGAGTAAATGAAATGAAAAAGGAAATGGAGTTTTTTACTTATGAAGAATATTTAAAGTTTGAATCAGTTATAGATGAATTAGACTACAAAACATTTTTTCAGGTATTATACTATTTAGGGTTAAGACAGGGAGAAGCTACTGCACTAACTTGGAGTGATATAGATTTCAATAAAAAAGAAGTTAGCATTAATAAAACACTAACTACTAAATTAAAAGGGCAATTATACACTATATCAAGCCCAAAGACTGCTAATTCTAATCGTACCCTACCAATTCCATTAAAATTAATAAATGCCCTTCAGGAGCTAAATAAAAGGGCAAAAAAGAAAAAGTATTATAACGATAACTGGTTTGTATTTGGAGATGAATTACCTTTTAGAGAAACAACAATACAAATGAGAAAGAATAAGTATTGCAAATTATCTGGAGTAAAGCAAATAAGAATACACGACTTTAGACATAGTTGTGCAAGTTTCTTAATTAATAATGGTGCAAGTATAGTATTAGTAAGTAAATATCTAGGACATAGTAAAATTTCAATTACACTAGATACTTATACACACTTATATAAAAATGAATTATTACAGGTATCTAAAATGATAGATACCCTATAATTTAACCAAAATTGTGGTTTATGATGTGGTCTATCTATATTAAGGAATAAAAAAATCGTTGATTTACAACGATATAATAACAATATGGTGGAGCATAGCGGTATGATTTATAAATATCACTATTGATAAAAAACCTATTGAAACCAACATATTATATATATAGATAGATACTCCAAAACCCTAATTTTTAAATAAATTGTGGTCTAGATGTGGTCTAGAAAGGAGTATATATGAAAAGAAAGTCAAATAAATTATCTAAATTAGAAAGAAGCAGATTTAGTGTATTTTACGAATTAGGAGTATGTATGTATTGTGGCAGTACATATCAACCTACTATACACGAAATCTTTGAAGGTAGGAATAGACAAAACTCTATGAGATATGGTTTTACTTTACCATTATGTTTAGAGTGTCATAGAAAACTACAAAATAATAAAGAATTCCAGGATCATTGGAAACAAAAAGCACAAAGCTACTTTGAAGAACATATTGGTACTCACGATGAATTTATGAGAATATTTAGAAGAAACTATAAGTAAGATGTCGTAAAAATGTCATACGAACCAGGTTTATAATAAAAGTGTGATGGAAAAAGTGAAAAAGTCGCAAACCCATATATGTCTTTAAAAGATAAATTATTTAAAAAAGTTTTTAAGCACTCGAATCACACACTGCACTTATCTTTTAAAGGGATAGGTGCTTTCATTATTATTCCCCCAGTTGCCTTTGTAGGCAACATAGAGCAGGTATTTTTTTATTTTCAATTTGATATAGGCATAGGACTCCTTTTCTTCATATAAACCTTGTTTCTTTTTCAATACCTGTTCTATGGTGTCTATAAGACTTTAAAACATTGTACATTAAGTTGTGCTAATCTGCCTATCTTATTCTATTGCAGAAGTGATTAGATACCACTTTCTAAGAATGTGTGTGCTATCATTATGGGTAGCATAGAGTAGATATATAAAATAAGTTGTGGTACACGTTGTTTATTATTGCAATAATAGACTTTCCACTGCGTCAAGTAGGCTTTTATAAATACTAGTTAAATAAAAGCAAAAAGTAGTTATATCTATTCTATGGTACTTATAAGAGTACCGATTCTGGTCTAAATTGTTAGTGCAACCTTATCGGTTGCATAGGATAGGTGTTTCTTACAGTTCACTCTCGACGCCTGTCCTATGGTGCTTATAAGGAGAAACAATGAAAAGAATTACAAAAGAAAT